GTAATTATAACCTACGATAAACTCAGCATTCTCTGGGTCGTTGTCTGGGCGAGGCTGAAACAGCGCAACCGCGTCAACAACATTGCGTGGCGGGTCAAGTTGCGGGTGCTTCGGCTCCCAATCTTCTGGCTCAACTCTTAATCCATCCCAAGTCGTCTTGAGTGAGGTATAAGGCACACGTAAGCCAGAGCGATCCCCGATCGCTAATGACTTTTTACCTGTTGCCCTTCTCACTCTTGCCATTAGTTAAGATTCATCCCTGTTGGTCTGATTCGTAGTGTTACGCCATCATTGTCAGTGCTCGCAGCATACTCAAATGCTCTCTCATACATCTCGTTAAGCATCGTTAGTCTTTCTGGTGCGACCTTCATTGCCAGCTTTGCAGCCAGCCCAGCACAAATACAATCACTCCACCTGTAAGGTATATCTGCGTCTTGATTAGAAGCTGTTACATCTTCGAGTTGGTTTATTGACCAATAAACGAGGCTATAGCTATTGCTGTCTGGAACTTGCCACATATACAAAACTGGTGTGTATTGCTTGTCTAGCATATATTGGCTAGGCTTGCCGCTGCTGGCTTTGTTGGGGAGTTGGTTGTATTCGTCAATGCTGACTCGCTCAACAACTGTGTCAGAAGTTGTGCCGCCGACAGTTTCCCTAACAACAACGCTCATCAAGTCAATCGTGCCCACTGGCAAGGTGTAAGTCGTCGTGCCCTGCGTCAGCGCCAAAGTATTATTCTGAACAGCCCAATAGTTTATGCCTCTGTTGGCGAACTCGCTGAACAATAAGTTCAGGCTTCTGCGAGCTGTCTCAGCTTGGTAGCCTGTGCGAGTTTGGTTATCAATGCCGCAACGCTCATATGCCTCGGTGATTATCTCCTCAACATCGGGTCTGAATGCGACTGTTCCTGAAGTAGCCATTATGTCACTCCATCATTTTTTATGTAAACAAACTCCATTGACGCAGAAACATTGAAGCTAACAGATCCAGAGGAAGAAAATGCTCTCATCTCTAAGTCTGTTTTTTCTGTGAACCTTAATGGAAAAGTGTAAAACTGCTCATGTGCGGCATCTGTAAGAGTAAATCTTTCTTTTATCTGGAAGACTTCTCCGTATGGCCTAGCAACAAGAGAAGCATTTAGAATAGCAGGTGTTTGCGTTGAGGTGCCTGTGGACAAAGCCATTTTTGTAAGGAATGCTGTATATCCTGCGGGAACTGTCCAAAGACCCATTAATGTTTGGTTATCACCATCCCCATTGATGGTCAGGTAAATATTAGCAGGAACTCCAGTAGTCACTGTGCCTGTTCCTGCGTAAAGTGTGCCAGCGTTTGCACCACCACTGCCTGCACTGCGGACAATGCCACGATTTATACGGAGGTAAGACTTTGTAGTGTTAACTGCTGTTTGTCCGTTTAATGTAACAACTTCGTTTATTTCGTTGTAATCGGCGTCTAGGCCAAAAACTTCTACTGTTCTTGCACCAGTCCCTGCAGCAGTGTCATCAGTTGAACTGCTTGATACAGTCATTACTGTAGCTGACGCGGGATAAGCGTACAAGCCACCTTGCTCCCAGATGGTTTCCTTAGTGGCTCCGACATCGCTGTTGTAACCGAACTTGAAGACAGTTTTGTGGTAAGGTATCTGGCCGCGAGAAATTTGGAGCTCGAATGGCTCCGTTGTCCCGACCCTACTTATAGAAGAGACTTGAGCCATTCGATCCTCCTTAATATTCTTTAGCCACCCTCAGAACTACCTGATAAGCATCACCTGCCGCACCTGCCCCAGTTGTTGTGAACAGGACGTCGCCTGTCGGGGTTGTGCCGTATGAAGAGCTCGATGGAAGACCGCCGAACTTTTCAAAACTGTGATAGCCTTGTTGGTTCTCTGCCAAGTGCAATATGATTACATCGGTGGCAGCATCAGCCAACACCTCAACAGTCATGCCTTGTATGATCCACCAACACTCAAGTATTCTGACGCCTGTGCATGGATCGCCGTTGGAATTGTTAACCAAAGACGAAACATCAATCTTAGTGACTGCACTTTCGTTACCTGTATCAACATACTGGTATTGAAAAGCGAACACAGCCTCACGAGGGTTGTCGGCTATCGTAGTGGTTGTTACGATATCAGCCATTCGTCACCCTCCTAAATTATGATAGTGCCGCACCAACAGCAGTAACCCAAGCAGCTCCTGTGTTAATGACTAGGCAATATTCATTGTCGCCAGCGCCATTGTCACTTACGATATAAACTGTGCCGACTGTAGTGTCTGCTGCTGTTGGTAAATCTGCAGTTAATACAACTGGGACTTCAAACCCATTGTTGGACTTCACTGGTCCTGTAAAAGTTGATCGAGCCATTTTTATCTCCTGTCGTGGCTAGTGTCTGCCGAAGCAGTCAGGATTGTAAGGGGAGGGTTGCCCCTCCCCAAAGTTTTACGCTGCGCCTTCAGAACCGAAGATGCCACGCCAGTCAGTGAAGCCGAACGAATAACGCTCGCGCACTTTATAGCGGACATTGCCAGTTTCAAAGTCACCTTCCATACCTTTTTTCAAAGGTGAACGCTGGAAGTGCTTCAGGCCATCAGGCACATCCGTCATGATGAAGAATGCATCTGAATCAGTCAAACGACGCATCACATGATAACCTTGCGGTAGGAATCCACCTGCACGGATCGCGTTGATGTCGTTGTCTGCTGTGCCTGTGCGCAGTTGTGATTCAAGCAAACGCTCTGCCACAAAGGTGTATGCAGTGGGGATAACTAGCATTGTGCCTTGTGCAGCAATACGAAGTCCACGATCGTCCTTCATGTCTGCGATTTGAATCAGCATCTGCTCCAGAGAAGTCTCTGAAAGGTCAGCTGCGGTTGCTAATGTGTTTGACTGGTTGCCCGAACGAGTCGGGTGTGCAGTGCTACACAAAGTAACCCCATCACCACCAGTTACGCCAGAGCCTGTGAATGCGTTGTTAAGAACATTCGCAGCCTTGATCTCTTTGGTCGATGCCATTGAGCGTGCAAGAGCTTTGGTGTAGCGTGAAGCAATCGAACCATAAAGGCCATCCTCTTCTGCTTCCTCAGTGATTGAGAACGCAAGAGCGATTGTTTCGTGCTGGTAGCGAGCAGTCCACTGTTGTGAAGCAGCATCATAAGAGATTGCCGCACCTTCACTTTTAACAGGAGCATTGCCGAAGCCTTCCAATAGGACGTCTTCTTCAAATGCTTTCTGTGAAGTGTTGGTTTCAAAAACAGCTTCCCACTCTGGTGGATAGTTGTCGTACTCGAGGCCAAAGAGGGTGTTTAGTCCTGGCTCGAGCATTTTTGCAAATTGTGCTCTATTCATTGCCATTTGTCATTCCCTCCTTAAATGCCAGCTGTGCCTTTCAGGAGATGCTCATTGATAAGCACTTCCATGACCGCATTCGCGCCAAACGCATTCTCAGGTGCGTCATATAACGCAATGATTTTCGTTTGAGCGGTGCCTGCTGCCATGGTTCCTGAAATTTCGAAGCCAGACTGACCTGTGAGTGTTGAGCCTGCACCAGCAACAATATCAGCACAGTTGCCGATGTTGGTCTGAGCAGGAGATCCAGCGGATTGTACTTTGAAAACAATATACGGATCATCGTAAACGAATGCGATAATATCCGTAGCTGTTGTTCCCGAAGGCCAATATTCGCTGTAGACGTATGAGCCATCACTTGCAGTGTATGAACATCCTGCGAACACACCTACCACATTAGTCTCTGTAGCACCTGCAGGTTGAAGAGTGCCATCCGCTGCGAGGATGACCGCATCACCATTGAAGATGTTTTCTGCGAGACCAGAAGTAATAGTGTATTTGTTAGCACGAGGTGCATAACCGCTCATGTGGCGAACTGGGACGAACCCAAAGGCTGCATCTGCATTTGCCATTTTCGCTACTCCTTATAGCAGTTAATCATCAGCCATCACCGAGATATCTCGGCCACGACTACTCGAAGATTTCCGATCTTGTTGAATCGGAATGCCCCCAGTCCTTGCCATCGCATCAAGCTCTCCTGGAATTGATTCGTTCTGTTCATCATTACGTTGGTTATAGTAAGCCTTCATAGATTTGAACTTATCTTGTGGCATCTCACACAGGATCATGCCTTCAACTCCGATTGAACCTGCCCACTGCCCATGATTGATAGTTGGGAATCTCTGATCTTTCACAGTGTCAGCAGGGCGAGGGTTCCAGCCTGCACGCATACGTTTGTATACGTTGTCTGGAGTATCCCTACCCTGAATCGAGGTAGCAATCCATCGTTGGACCATCCCAGGACGGGGATCAGGTGCGTCCAACAACGATGGTGGTTTCCATGCTGCCTCTTCACGAGGTGCACGGACTTCTGAGCGTTCTTCGCTTGCACGAACATTTCGTTTTTGTGTCATAGTTCTATCCTCTTGCCTGTTTTTGGATCTCTGCAGCGTACTGCTTCAATCCTTTTTCATCAGTAATGCCTAGTTCCCTAGCCATTCGGAGTTGATCCTGTGACATGCGAACACGCCCACCCTTGTAGGAAGATCCGCCTGTAGTAGGGGCGACTGGTGATCTACTTTTTGATTTCCTACCAGAGATCTGACCTGAGTTTAGCTCAGGAAACACTTTAAGTAAACGATTATTTAACTGATCGTAATATTCTTCAGAATCCTTGTCGTATCCTTCAAGGTCCAATTGAACATCAATCGACCGTGCCATAGCAGTTTCGCGCTCAAA